ATGAAAGTTAATTTAATTGAAATAAGAAAACGGGTTGAAAAATGTTTGATATCAGAAAAGCGCCATCCTACGGCCGATTTACTGATATTCAATTATACCCCGGCGTGCCAATTTGATAATATATGGGATCATTATACACGTATGTGCAGGGGTCTTATTACAGACACTAAAGGTAATATTGTTGCCCGTCCTTTTCCAAAATTTTTTAATATCGGGGATGAGAGAAACGGATGTGGTTTAAAGGATCTTCCCGCCGAAATCCCGGTCGTTACTGAGAAATTGGATGGCTCACTTGGTATTTTGTATAATGATGGTGAAAAAAACCGCATATCAACCAGAGGCAGCTTTGAATCAGATCAGGCGCTCTGGGCGACAAAATGGTTGAATAATAATAAATCAGATGTTAGATTTTTAAAGGGATATACGTATTTATTCGAAATAATATTTCCGGAAAATAAAATAATTGTTAATTATGGCGATAAAAAAGATTTAGTTTTGCTAGCTGTTATTAATAATGAAACAGGCGCCGAATTGAGTATGGATATTATCAAAACTTATGGGTTTACTATTCCGAAAATATATAATAAAAACACGAATGAATTAATCGAGATAGCTAAAACATTAGATGCTAATAATGAAGGATTTGTTGCTAGATATTTAAATGGCCTGCGTGTGAAAATCAAGGGCGATGAATATAAAAGGCTACATAAATTATTAACAGGTGTTTCGGCGAAATCAATATGGGAAATGATGCGCGACGGTGTGAGTTTGGAGCCTGTTATAAAGGATGTTCCGGATGAGTTTTATAACTGGGTTAAAAATATTCAAACAAATCTGCAGGTTGAATTTAATAAATTAAAAAATGATTGTAAAAAAATAGTTGCTGAAGCTGAAAAAATAGATAACAGGAAAGAACAGGCGTCTTTAATTTTGGAACATGATAAAAAACTGAGCGGAGCGTGTTTTTCTTTACTCGATGGGAAATCAGAAAGAGCTGACTATTTAATCTGGAAAATATTAAAACCTGTTAACAATATATTTGTTTGCGGCAAATAACAAAAAACTACCTAAATACAAAAATATAGGCGTATTTTTGTTTAAGAAATTGATAATTTTTCAGCAAGTTTTGTATATCTATTTATAGCTTTATTATTTCTTATTGCTATCATCATGGCCTGGGGTGTGCCGATTATACATAGTTTTTTGGATGCTCTTGTCATGGCGGTATAAAGAAGATTTCTGGATAGCATTATAAAATGACTTCGTGTAACCGGTAATATAACATTTTCAAATTCACTGCCCTGGCTTTTGTGAACCGTTATCGCATATGCGAGATCACATTCTGGTAAATCACTGTTGTGATATATGAAATTGTTACCCCTGATTTTGCCGGAAAAGACAGCGCCGTTCTCATCATCATTATATTCTTCAATTACACCTATGTCACCGTTGAATACATTCATTGGGCCGCCAATTGTTTCCATGTTATAATGATTTTTATTTTGTATTATTTTATCACCTATGTGATATTTAGTATCTTTTATTTTCATTCCGTATTTGTTGGATATCGGCTCTATAATCTGATTAAGAAGTGTGACGCCGACTTCGCCCTTTCTCATGGGTGATAATACCTGGATGTCATATTCCGGTTTTTTATTAATTATATTTTTAATTGTTCCGACTACTCCTTCATTTGTATCTCTATATATGAATCGGCATTGTTTTGAGTCATTCGGGATTTTCGGATATTTTCCATTAAGAACATCGTGCGCCGCTTTTATTATATCACTTGCTTCATCTTGGCGAAATATTTGGCTGAAGTAATAATTAGGAAATATCTGGGACTGTATTAATTCCTGTAAAACATTACCGGCCCCTACTGACGGCAGCTGGTGCGGATCGCCGACAAACACAACAGTCGTTCCGTCTGAAATAGCATCAGTTAGTTTTCTGGCCATTTGTGTATCAAGCATTGATGTTTCATCAACCATTACAAAATCAGTTGATAGTTTATTATCTTCATTAAAAACAAAATCTTTATTTACCGGATTATATTTCAATAATCTATGAATTGTCTGTGATGGTAGTTTTGTTATTTCTGTTATATTTTGTGACGCTCTACCGGTCGGACAAGCGATTTCAAAAGAAAGTTTCGGAAGAAAGTTGTTTATATATTGCAGCAGCTGTGTCGTGCTGAGGGTTTTTCCCGTTCCTGCCGGTCCGCTGATGATATGTATGCCGCCAATTGTAAGTATTTTAATTATACAGTCAATTTGTTTATCTGATAATTTAGGATTCTGGGCATTTAAAAAAAGTTCTAATTCACGAACCTGGTTATCAGGTAATAATGGTTTTCTACTGTTGTTTATTCTTTTTAGATTTGCTGCTAATTTATTTTCATTGCTTAAAGCATATGTCATGTATATATTGCCGTTTTCTTCTACAAAATCATTTGAGAATTCATCTGTGCCGTTTTTGATTGTATTTAATGTTCTTTTGACAATGCTTTCATCTATTTTTAATATTTTGCTTGTTTTTTTGGTTAGCACGTTTTCAGGTAAATACATTTGTCCTTCAATTCTATGAGATTCTTTTAGTGTAAATGTCAGGCCCGCGTGTATTCGTTTTGTTGATGTGGGTTCTATTCCGACAGATTTGGCTATTTCGTCGGCCCTGAGAAATGCTATCCCATCAACATTTCTAATCAGTTCGTATGGTTCCCGTTTCACCTGGGAAATCGCGTCTTTACCATATACTTTGTATATTCTATTGGCGAATGTCGCTGATATGTTTTGAGCGTGCAGCCACACCATTATTTTTTCAACATATTTAAATTCTTTACAGCCTTTTATTATGACGTCGGCTTTTTTCTTACCAATTCCTTTTATTGTGGTAAGACGGTCGGGATCATTTTCAATTACATTAAGTGTTTCTTCGCCGAAAGCGTTGACAAGAAGTTTTGCCGTTTCTTTTCCAATACCTTTTATCCGTCCTGATGATAAATATAAACTAATGCCTTTTTTGCTTGAGGGATCGGCAATTTTGAAATTTTTAACTGTAAGTTGTTTTCCGAATTTAGGATGTGTTTTCCATGTGCCCCCGACTGTAATTTCTTGGTCAACATATATATTTCCGAGGTCACCGGTTATATTTATGCGATCTTTGTTTTGTGTTTCAAAGGACGCAATTGTAAATCCGGATTCTTTCGATTGAAATATAATCGATTTAATCGTTCCGCAAATTGTTTCATTTATATTCATATTCATGTCAATTATTACCATATTTTTTTTTCCGTGTCAATATGCAATATGTCTTGTATGTGATTGGTGAGAAATTGGTTGTTGACATTGCTGATTTAGTTTTGTAATATAAACCATGAATTTTATAAAAATAATGAAGAAAAACATGTCCGGTCTAGTTGCCGTTTTTTCGGCCGATGCTGTAATGAATTTATTTACAGATGTTTTAAAAAAAGCATCTGATAAATTTTTTGGAACAACTGTTTCTATATATGATAAAGCTATTGATAAAGCTGGTGTTGTTAAATACGGTGTTTATCACAGGCTTTTCGACGGTGGTCACGATGTTGTAAGCGCATGGAATAGAGTTGAGCGTGTTAGTGCCGGGGACGGCATGGGACAGGAAATTGCCGGTTATACGTCGGCACTGGTTAAAGATTTTGTAACTAAAATGGGAATACCTATTGTAACAATAAGTCGTAAGAGTTTTAACAGCATTGCTGAAAAGATGTCAGTTATTCCAGGTGTTGATAAATCATATATTTATAAATTATTATCAATAAACGGTGCTAAATTGATAAGTTCTGTTTTAACACTAACAGTTTATATTTTTGGTTTGAAGAAAAAAGATGCTGGTGAAATTAGTGAAATACTCGGTTCAATGAGCATATGTTCGATTGTTGCGGCAAACCCTTTATTGGGAGTATTTACGATAATTTCCGCTGTTTTTGCGTATAGAAAAAAACAGATTAGATCAAGTGATGTTTTAAAGGGAGGAGCCGTTTCCGTTATTATATTTTATATTATCAGTGTTCTTGGTTTGCCGTTTTTGATAAAACTCATTATAGCTGTTTATGTCTCAGGTTGTATTAAGAATAAAGTTTTGGATAAAATAGATATAAAAAAATTAATTGCTTATTTAGTGAATAACAGGGAGGTTGTTAAAAATGCGTGAAATCAAATTACCGAAGTCGAGGAATAAATTAGGATATACCAATAAAGAAGTATTGGATATCATAAGGCCGTTGAAAATACATCATAAAAAATTTTGGAAAAAATTTGGTGTTAATACGTGTGCGGTTGATGAAAAAACCGGCGATGTGTTAGTTTATGGCTGCGATATACTGCTTGCTATTAAATGTTGTTTGGAGAATAGGGAAAAAACAATATATGAATGGGACTGATAAATGAATAGGAAAAATAAAATATTACGATCAGCAGTTATGTGTTATTTCAGGTATGAAAAACAGTACCCTATTGTAGTATGTGAACAAGGAATTGGTAAATATAAATATAGATATCGTCCTGATGTTTTAGTTGTTGATGATAGAAGACATTTAATTGAAATAGAAATTAAGACTTCTTTGGCTGATTTTAGAAATGACAAGAATAAAAAAATTTGGAAATATAGAGAAAAATACCCAGAGATAATGCCTTATAAATTTTATTATTGTGTACCGGATGATATTTCTGATGTTGTCAAAGATGAATTAAAAGATAGTAATTTTGGATTGTTTAGTGCACGGTGTGATATTGATATAACAAATATAAATTGGTGGTGTTGTAATATAATAGTTACTAAAAAAGCAAAGGCATTTAATGTGCCAAGATTAAGTTTTAAGGATATTATTCTTATGGTCAAAAATCAGAGTTCTACCTTATGTAGAATGAGTTTGGAGGTGTTGAAAAATGAAAAAACTTAACGAATATGTAGTTGGTTGTGAAGTGCGTGATTATGACGAGTTCACTGTCACAGCCAGGAACAAAAAAGAGGCAAAAAAGAAAGTTGAAAAAATAATAAAAGAAGAGTATTCTTATGATAATATGGAAATATCATATGTTGAAAAACTAAAGGAGGAAAAATGATTAAGTATTTTTGTGATGGGTGTGGTGATGAAATTAAGGGTTGTTATTCAGTAGGTTCAACGCCGATGACTGATTCTTTTCGATTTATTGAGGGCATGTTTTGTGAGTCATGTCTATCGAAAGGTATTTTATTAAAAAAAGAGTTTATCGATGAATATAATAATTTAGTTGATAAATATCGTAAAAAACTAAAAAAGAAAAAAAACTAAAGGAGGAAAAATGGATTACACTGGGTATACAATTGCAATGGTTGCTAAGATGTATGGTGAAAAAAACCCGAAGTATGTTCGTGCTCTTGTGCATGACGGTAAAGTTCCGGGATATAAACACAAAGGATGCTGGTATATTAAGCAGCAGGATTTAGATAAAGCTAAATATCATATTATGAATAAAAAAAGGTCATTGACCAGATGGTGCTGATAGTGTTGATGTCTTAAGTTGATAATATGGGTGAAATAAAAATAATATAGAATATGCCGGTGTAGACCAATTGGTAGAGTCACAGCACTTAAAATGCTGACAGGTGTGTGTTCGAATCCCACCATCGGTACCATATATGAAGAGCGGTAGAGCAGTTTGGTAGCTTCGCGGGCCCATAACCCGAAGGTCGCAGGTTCAAATCCTGCCCGCTCGAAAAAAAAACAGGGTGTGGCTCAGTTGGTAGAGTAAAGATGTTTAGGAATATTTGAATAAAATGGAAAATAAAAAAAAATTTTATGATTATGTTTGTGGTAAGATTGGGAATCCTATGGCAAATAGAAATGGTGCGATTTTAAAGCATCGATGGGTTATGTCTCAAAAGATAGGAAGAATATTAAAAAGCAGTGAAATTGTTCACCATATTAATGGAGATATACATGATAATCGTATAGAAAATTTAGAATTAACTGATAGAAAAAGACATGCGAGCGGGCATGCATCCAAGCCAGCTATGATAACAATTCGGTGTACATTTTGCGGAAAATTAAAGAATAAAAGAGCAAATAGAATTAAGAATAAAATAAAAGCTGGGCAAAAAGATTTTTATTGTAATCGAAAATGCATGGCAGCTCATTTTGGAAGAGGTCGTGCAAAGAAATTGCCGGTGTCCCTTAGTGGTTGATAGGACCGGTTTTGTAAACCGGTGACGTAAGTCCTCGGGGGTTCGAATCCTCTCGCCGGCTCCAGTTTTGATGTTGGTGTGGTGTTTTATAAAATTTAAAAAGTCGGCGAGAAAGGCGTAGGTCTAGTTTCGTTAAAAGACCGAGGGGTGTGCTGAATATGTACGATTATATTCGTGTGGTGCATGCGAAGGGCCGATGTTAAGGTGATAAGTATGGAGGATGTATGAAAGAACAGGAAATGGCGTTGCGTAATATTATATTGAAGGTTCGGGTTGGATCTAATTTATATGGAACAAATACCGAAACATCTGATTTAGATTTTTCGGGAATTTTTATTCCGGATCTTGATTATATAATGGGGCTTAAAAGAATTGAACAAGTTGATCTGTCGGATAAAAGTAAAGATGATTCTGGCAAAAACACAAAGGATGCTGTTGATTGTGTTTTGTATTCTCTTGAAAAATATGTAAGATTATTGATGAATAATAATCCAAATATTCTTGAGCTTATGTATGTGAATGATGAGAATATTTTATTTAGAAATGATATTGGTAAGTTTTTAATGGACAATCGGCATATGTTTTTACATAAAGGTTTGTATCATAGGTTTTGCGGGTATGCGCATGCGCAAAAACATAAAATGATTATTAAAACCGACAAATTTAATTTATTAAAAAATGCTTATGATTATTTATGTGATGTCGGAGATGTGAAATATCTTATAGAATTAAAAGATAAAAAACTGCCCTTTATTGTTTTTAAGGGCGCAAATGTTGCTATAGGTGATTTGAATTTTAAGGATAATTTACATATTAAAAAAGTTAAACAATATATTAAAGATAGATTAGATAAAGTTGGGCATAGAAAGGAATTGGTTTTAAAATATGGATATGATACAAAATTTTCTTCACATTTGATTCGTCTCTTCGCCGAGGGTGTAACGCTGTTAAAAAATGAAGAATTAAAATTTCCACTGCCGAATGCTGATTTGATTAAAGATATAAAAGTGGGAAAATGGAAATTAAAAGAAGTTCTTGATTATGCTGACTCATTGGAGGCTGATATAGAAGACGCGTATAAAAAAACAAAGCTGCCTCATACTTATAATATGAATGATGTTAATGCTTTATATATGAAAATGGTTATGCAGTTTTTGGAAAAAAATGTCATGGAAAAATTGCGGGGCACTATTAGTTCAGAATTATTAAAAAAAATTCCAGGTGCGCAGGCATGAGTGTGTTTTTTTCCGCTGATTATCATTTTGGTCATACCAACATTATTCGTTTTTGTAATAGACCATTTAAGAATGTTCATTACATGAATGAATTGTTGATCAATAATTGGAATAAAGTGGTGCCGGTGGATGGAACAACGTACCATATTGGCGATTTTGCATTTGGTGCGCCAGGATGGATAAAACAAGTTATAGAAAGATTGAATGGTGATATCATATTTATCCGCGGAAGTCATGATAAGGGAATTATGAAATTATATGGAAACTTGCCATATATGAAAGAAGTCAATATAAATGGGCAATTAATTATGTTAAGTCATTATGCGATGCGTACCTGGCCGAAAAGTCATTATAATACATGGCATTTGTTCGGCCATAGTCATAACAAACTTCATGGCCAGGGAAAATCATTTGATGTTGGTGTTGACACATGGCATTTAAAAACACACACACCATTTTCGCCGTATTCGTTTGATGAGGTTAAGACTATTATGGATCTCAGACCGGATAATTTTAATTGTGTTGGTAAAAAACATGGGAGGATGAATGAAACAAAAGAAACGTGAAAAACGATTGAAAGCAAAACAGGCTGAGTATGATGCATTAAAAGACACAAACGGGCTTAAGCGCCCTGGAAGTGTAAAGGAGGGGTGATGAAACAAAATAAAAAATATGATGATTTTGTGGTTGATTTTACTGATTTAAAAAAGACAATAAATGAAATGGTTAGTAAAATGGAGAAATTACCGGATTATTATAGTGAGCGTATTGGCGGGGTGGAATATAAAATACCGAACGGGTATAAATTAGTGAAATGTGGTAAAAAGGTTGTTAAAAAAAGAAGAAAAAGAGGGTAAAAGGATTTAATTATACCTCATCGGGAATAAAAAGGGAGATTTTATATGAAATTAAAATTCGGTGATCCGGAGTCAATTCATTTTGTTAAGAAGGCCTTGGCGGCTGAGTGGCTAAAGGATCATGTTGACGATATTATGATTGAGTTTGATGAAATATGTGAAACACCTGATTGTGATATTGATGTTCTTGATTTCACTGTTGAACAGGCGACAGATACATATTTTTGGTTTGTGATTGATTGTGATAAACATAATTGGCGCGAGAAGGGAACTATTTTTTTATGGAAAAAGAAAAAATGGTATTTCAAACCAGGTTATCAGAAAATAGAAAATAAACAAAATAAGGATCAATTGTCATTTGCGTAATTATTGATATTATGTCTTAAAAAATTATAATATATATTGAAAGAAGGAGGCGCCGTGGGTGTTAAAGTTATTGTTAAAAGAAACGAGAATATCGAGTCTATTATTAATAGATTTCGCCGTGTTTGTTTGAATGCTAATCTAGCAGAAGAAATGAAGAAACGTCAATTTTATGTGAAAGAAAGTTCTTTGAGGCATATTAAAGATCGGGAACAGGTGCGGAGAAGAAAACATCAAAAAAGAAAAGAAGAATTAATTAATAAATTTGGTATTGATAGTGTTCCTATGAGCAAGAAAAGGAGGAGTTTCATATGAAATTCGAGGTGTACGGAAAAGCTAATGACACGATGAGTGTTGAGTTGTGTAAAAAAACGGTCGAGGTTATTAAAAACACAATAGGTGATGGTCATGATGTTGAATTAATTAGTCTTGATAAGCCGTCTGGTTATGAAAGAGGGCTAAGCAAAGGCGTTTTATATGTTCCCTCTATTGCTGTTGTTGATAATCTTGATATGGAGCATAGTGATGTGGGATTTATTGAAAATGTGTTTCAGAACAAAACCGGAATCGGACGGAATTTGTGGTTTAAAAATGTAAAGGATTTTGCAGAGGATATGGTGGACGAATGGAACAAAAGGAATGCAGAACGTGTTGGGTCTGCGCCGATGGAATAAAATCCGGGTTTTTATGTGAGAGGCACAGGAAGAAATATATTTATTATAAAAAATATAATATGGTTGTGTTGAAGCCTAGAAAAAAAGTATCCGAAGGTCAGACAATGGTGTTTAGAACAGTTAGAGATGTTGTTAATGGGTGTGTTTTTAAAGAGCCTGTTTTTCAAGAAATAGTTTTTCCTTTTTTGTTATATAGACGATTTGATATAGCTGTACCTGGAAAAAAATTGATTATTGAATATGATGGCAGGCAGCATTTTCAGTTTAATAAAATGATGCACAAAACTAAGCAAAAATTTGAGGAATATAAAAGAAATGATAGAATAAAAGAAGCAATAGCAAAAGAAAACGGATGGCGTGTTGTGAGATTTAATTATAAACAGTTGGAGGATGATAATTATGTCAGACAAGAAATCAAAAGAATTGCAAACGATTAGTCCGTCGGGTGTTATACAGGTTAGTGAAATTAAAAATATGAATGTTAGTAATTTAATTAAATTTTGCGATGAGGACTATGTTAAAGCTTTAAAATTAACACCTGATGATATTAAAAACATTGGTAGATATTTGGGGTTCCATGGGAGTGGTGATTTTAAATCTGTTCCCATGGTGTGTTTGGGCGACGCATGTTCAATTGCGGCACAATGTCCTCTTCAAGCGGCGAAAAAAGCACCCCTTGGAAATCTTTGTCATCCCCCTGGTGAATTAATATACACAATTCAGGATGGATATGTTCCTGTGGAAAAATTAAATCCGTCTAAACACGGATTAATAGGGTGGGATAGAAAACATGGTGTATTTGTGCAAGGTAGGCAAGGAGCAAAAAAGGGTTATTCTTTTTCAATGTCGTCACATGGATTTAATGGATGTGTTGTTACATTATTAACAAAAAATAATCATTCACATAAAGTAACTTATGATCATATATCAGCAGCAAAATTTAATGAAAACGCGATAGGCAAATTTTGTGTTTATTTAATGAAAAGAGGTCGTTTTTGGAGGATAGGAAAAACTAAATTAATTCATAGAATAAAAAATAGCACACATGGGCATAAATTGCACATGAATTTTGCTTCACGGGCTGTTTCTGAAGATGCTGATAAATTGTGGATTTTGGGTGTTTATAATACAAATACTGAGGCATATTTAGCAGAGGAATATTATTCATTAAAGACGCAAACAAGTAGGCTTTCTTTTATTGATTCTTTGCGAAAAGTTGATTCTAAATGGGATGGTGTGTATAAATGGGCAACACCAGAACAAATGCGAAAACATCATGAAAGTTTATTGCAGGATGATGGTGTGTATGATTTATTTCTAAATTCTTTGGGTCTTTCAATTGAATATCCCATGTGGAAAAAGGGTAGATTTTCAAATGATCCTGAAATGGGCCCATATGTTAAATGGCCTATGTTTATAAGGGCTTGTAATATTATTTCGGGTGTTATGGATGTTCCGACGTTTGAGGATAAAAAAAGTAAATTCGAATATGGCTATGGGAGTACGTATGAAAAAACAAAATGGGTCGAGGTTTCAGTAAAAAAGGAAAACTATAAGGGTTTAGTTTATTCACTGGATGTTGATAAACATAAAACTTATGTTGCTGGTGGAATTGCAACTCATAATTGTCCGTTTGAGCAGCTTTATATGGAAAAATGGCGGGATGAGTATATCGTATCGTTGAAAGCAGATTGGGATGATAAAATTGAAAGGGCTTTAGTTATGGAGCTTGTTGAGATTGATATATTGAATGCCCGGGCGAATGCCTATTTGGCAACTGAAGGATTTATCATGGAAAATGTTGTTGGCATCAATGAGCAAACCGGCGAGGCGTTGATAAGGAAAGAAGAACATATTGCATTAAGTGTTAAAACAAAGGTTCAGGCCCGCCGGGATAAAATATTAAAAAGCATGGTCGCAACCAGGGAATCTAAAACCAAATTATTTACGTCTATGAAGGATGATGCTTCAACTTATTCGGCAAAATTAAGAGAACACGCTAGACAATTGAAGGAGCAGCATGATGTTAATGTTGTTATGGACGGCGAAATAAAAGATGTCGATAAAACCGATGAAGGAGAAGATAATGAATAATCCTATAAATGGCGCAAAGGGTGTTATCAGAATGCTGCAGACAATGAGCGAAAAGAATATAAAATTGAGTCAGTTTTTAAAGAGAAGGGGTGCCAAAACCGGTATTGTTCTTGGATCTGCCGCGGGTTTGGGTTTTTTTCTTAATAATTTTGGCGGTAAACGGCACATAAATCAGGATCAGGAGAATTATTAAAAATGAGTGTTGGCGCATTATTAGTCGGTGGCAGTTTGGCTGTTGGTGTTTCGGCAATGGCAAAAAGTGCTTTGAAATATACAGTGGGCGCCAGCAAAGTTGGGCAAAGAATACTTCAAAGTTCATTTCAAAAGTATGGGTGGGGCACCGGTTTTATACCGGTAATTGGTGTTATGAAGGCTATGATTAATATTCCCCGTGCGGCATCCGAGTACTTTGGCGCAAGAGGTGCATTCGCGAAAACTCTTGGCGCTATTAAAAAGGCCCCGACGGGATCTGAATGGTATAGTGCTGAGTTGTCATCTGGTGTTACAAAACCTCTTTATAAGATGTTAAAACAGAATATAAGATGGGGCGCCAATCAAAAACGCAAAAAGGTACTGGATGCAACAATGGACGCTGTTAGAGGGTACAGTGATATATTAGGTGGATCATCCGCGGTTCCAACAAATGTTGTTCCGGATTTGCTTAAAACTGCGATAAATAAGCAGGGATTGAGTATTAAATCCGGTGTTAATTTAGAAAGCGCAACATCGAATGCTATTGGAACGGCAACTAAATTTTTAAACCAGGCACATGCAAGTAAAAGATTAATAGGTCCCACATTGACATCTAATATGGCCGTTGTTGGTTTACCGGCATTATCGTCGGGTGTTATGACATCGGCGCTTACGAATGCTATGCGTCGTCGTAGTAGAAATAAATTACGGGGGTATGAATAATGCCAGCATGGCCTCCTAAAAATTGGAGTTTTCTTAGATCTGTTTTCGGAGGACAGGATTTTGTTGGAATGCCGTCTGTTAAAATACCAACTTTTTCAGATATTCCAACTATTCAGCCAACTGCGGCAAGGGTTTCACTTGTTTCAAATTTTTCAGGTATAGGGTCAATGCAGTTGGAAAAATTATCAAAAGTTGATACGAAATGGATGCGTAATTTTATGTCTAATATTCCAAAACCGTTCAGAACTATTGGCGGAATAATAGGAAGAAATCCGAAAACGGCAGCAATTGGTTTAACAACATTAACCATGGGTGTTAATATGTTAGGCGGGCTTTTGAAATCATTTAGATCCGAACCAGTTGGGCGGATTGCGTCTTCAGGGACGGGACCCGGTTATATATCGTGGGCAAAACGGAGCGGCATGCCTAGAAACCACATGAGTTCGGATGGCATTTCGCTTGCTTTGCACAAAATGAGACACGCTTCAACAATATAATTATGAATATAAATAAAGATATTTTATACAATTTATATATTGATAAAAAATTAAGTTGTAGAAAAATTAATAGAGGTGATTAGTGGCTGAAGATAGACCAGGATTGCCCTTTCCAATTAGTACGGCTGTAAACATAGCAAACCCATTTCCGGATATTAAAGCACAATTAACCGGGGTTTTCGGTTTGTACACCGCCAGTCATATGGCGGCTGGTCATGGTGTTACTATATTTCCGTCTTTGATAACATCTATGTTACCAACGGAGTATGGTTTTTTGGGTAAAAGCACAACGGCGGGATATGCCAGGTCATGGTTGAAAGGTGTTCATTTGGGCGGCGGCGCTAAAATAATGGACGCTTTAAAAATCGGAAGTGATTATAAAGCGCCTTTTATGAAAGCTCTTCGTGGTGTCGTGAAGAAGACATCAATTTCAACTTATAATCCGACAAAATTCGTCAATGATCTTGGGTTGGCTATGAAATCTGCGAATATTCCTGTTGCTGGCATGGCCGGTGCCATTGACGCCGGAATTGGAACTCTTGGTAAAATGACAGTTATTGGCTCAGCAATTGGCAAAGTGGCATTGCCTATAATGGGTGGACTTATTGCGGGTGAGTTGTTATCCAGTATGGCCGGCGCAACATTCAAGATGGGCGTTGCGGCTATTAATACAATGGATCGTATATCTGAAAACATACGCCGTTTAGAATTTGGAGAGGGTCTTGGTGCTGGTTATATGACATCAGCGGCTAAAACCGAACGTCAGAGATCGGTGCGAGCTATACAACGATCACACCTTAATGGCCGGCGAAGCATAGGTCGCGAGGCATCGCTTTATTCTGAGATTATATAAATATTTATGAGTGAAATAGAAAAAATAGATAGGCCGTTAACAAAAGAAGAACTTGAAGAACTGAAGGTTATAAGCGACCCTGTGAAGTGGGCTGAGGCGACATTAAGAGATCCTAATAATCCATATAAACCACTTAGGTTGCGGAGTTATCAAAAAAAGATGCTGAGATATCAGGCAACATGGGGTGTCGGTGAAAATGGAAAAAAAATATTACAAGATCGTATTAAGGTTTATAGGACAGGCCGGAGATTAGGAAAAACTTTGGTTATATCGGTTGAAGCATTATGGTTTGCATTTACAAATGCTAATTATAAAGTGTTGATAGCTGTGCCGTATGAGTCACAAATAAGACTTATTTTTAATTTTTTGGATAAACTAATGATGGGTTCTTGTGTTAAACCATCAAGATATGTCAAAAAGCCTTTTATTATGGAATTTGAGAATGGTTCGATTATAAATGGTGCCACATTAGGAGCTAAGAGCTCATCAAAGGGTGGCGGCATGCGTGGTTCAGAATCAGATTTGACTTTATTAGATGAGATGGACCATGGATTGGATGATGTTATAACTGAAATTATTTTACCTATATATTTTAATAACCCAAGAGCGACAATAATAGCGTCATCGACACCTTCCGGCCGGCGCGGGTTGTTTTACCAGTGGTGTACTAGTCCGGATATAAAAGAATTTCATTACTCATCATTTAAGAGTCCTAATTGGACAAAGGAAGCTGATGATTTTGCGAGAAAGAGTATGTCAAGGACCACGTACATACACGAGGTTGAGGCTGGTTGGGGAACAGTTGAAGAAGGTGTTTTCAGAAATCAGGATCTTAATGCGATAAAGAAAAAGTATAATTATCGTGATAAAATTGTAAAGGGAAAAACAATACCTGGGTTGAAGTATAATAAAGATAATCTTTATATAATGGGAGTTGACTGGAATGAGACATATGGCGCCGCTATTGTTATACTCGAAAGAATGAAAGACACTGGTACATTTAGAGTTTTTGATAATATTAGAGTTGAAAAATCCGAATATACTCAAACAGAATCTGTTCAGCGAGTTATTAATTTGGCAAAAAGTATGAGTTTTTTAGCCATCTATGTTGATAAGGGATTCGGCACAATGCAGATTGAGACATTGCGGAAGCACGGCAAGGACAACCCTATGACTGAATTGGATAAGAAAGTTAAACCAATTGATTATGGTGGAAATCTTGAAATCAGGGATCCTGTTACTGGTAAAAAAGAAGATAAGCCGGCAAAACCATATATGGTTAATAATGCTGTTATAGTTGTTGAGAATCATTTAATTAGTATTCCGGATGATGAGGATGATAAGAATAAAATAATTGGGCAAATGAGGGAATTCAAGGTTGCTAAATTCTCAAGAGGGACCGATAGACCAGTCTATGATGGCGGCGGCAATGATCATGCACTTAATGCTCTTTTTTTGGCATTGCTTGGATTTAATTTGGAGATTAATGAGAAAAAGAAATATCACACAACGACATGCACCAGGCAGTTAAGCACATATCATGTTCCGACAACGATACCGCTGAGGGATGATGGTTTTGATTCTAATGTGTCGAAGTTTCGTAAACTTATATCACGAAATATGCCAAATTATTTGAATAGAAAACGAGAGGCTAGAAAAAAACATATTTCACCTGTTAATGCCGGCATCATGCGGCGAAATAGTGTTCTGGCGCCGAAGAGGAAAACATTTTAAATAAATATGGATGATTTAAAAAAACCTATTATCCAGCATATTCCCGGAAAAATTGATGGTGATTTTGGAGTTCCGCCGTTTCACCCATTTTATTGTAAATACTGTGATATACGATTTAAAACAGTTTTGGAATATAATACCCATATGGCGAAGCATCATCCTGGTGAAATTAAAGTGCCGAGTGAACCGGCTGGTGGTGTTAAAAACCCCAGAGATTTATTACCATATGAGGAGCAACAGGTCATTGACGAATATATTGAATATGCTGATTATATAAATAATAAGCTGGATGAGATTGATAAAGAATGCGATAAACAATTAAAAGATTTATCAATTCCTATAGACAAAGATAAAGATCGTTTGCTTTATGATGCTATTAATTGCCCATATTGTGGTAGAAAGGCGGCGGGTGATAAGTTAACAGCTGAAGATTTTGCCGTAAAACGTAAATCATTAAATAATAGGAATAAAGTTTTGTTTTCCCATGCCGATCCCGATAAGGTTGGTTATAAAACTCCGGATGATATCAGAAAGGAACAGCAGGATAAATTTGATGATATGGTTAAGACAATGATGCGCGGTGTTTGGAATCAAATATTGATATGGGTTTTGAGTTTCATTTATGTTCAGCTTAGGCCATTATCCGGTGTTAAATTTGTTAATAAAATTCCCCAAAAAATTAAGTCGGCCATAGATTCGTTGAAAAGCGGCGGTGATTTGCCGTTAAAAAAACAGCTTAAGAAAATTCAAGATACGGCGGCTGTTGATTCGGGTGAAGATAGTGAAGCACAAATGGATGTCGCGCAAGACAAGGCATATGCTGATATAAATCCGGTGTCATCAATTGGTCAAATTACTCAGGAAATTTCATTGTTTAATTGTATTCAGCATGAAAAAGATTTTTTTGAAAAAGCGAATGAGAAGGTTAGGGAACAATCACCAAAACACACGGCATGGTTCGCAATCAAGCAGGCAAACGAGGCACAGATTCAAAATATAAAAACAATGCAGGAGGTCGCTAGCTTGTATGTTCCGGATGGTTTTGAAACTCCAGGTGGCATTAAATTTGAGCCTAATTTGCCGGAAGAATATTTGAAGGCTAGAGCTGATGGTTCTACTAAATTTTCGTCACAGTGGAATGGTATGAAATCAGTTCTTGATACAATTAATAATGATTTTATAAAGTCAGTCGAAGACGGCATGAAGAGCTGGGTTATGTCGCCAACTTTTTTATGCTGTGTTTTAAGAATTATAACACAAATAGCTAATTTAGGAAAACAAGTTGCACATATCGGAGAACATGGTGAGAGGATAGCGTTAGGAAAGAAAAATTTATTGATGATAAAAGGTTTGTTGGAGTTCACGTTGAATATAATGACATTGGATTTGAATAAGTCTGTCGTTGATTTTGCGAATTTTGTCATTACACTAGTGAATTCATTAATTAGAAAAGTTTTTTCATCGTTAGGTCAGTTGATTAATTCTGGCATAAATAAATATGCTTTGAATTCTAAAGATTTGACTAGGTACAAAGCATTTGGACGGGAATGTTTACCATGGCTTGAGTTGACGACAACATTAGGTCTTTACTTGGATAGATTTATGAAAGAATTTGGTGCATATATTGCAAGTTTATTTGCTAATGGCCGGTTAAGCGCGTTAAAAGCAAAGAAAATAACGGATGATGCTGTGTTTGTTCTCAAATTTGAATCATGGATTAGGATGATTGATAATGTTTTAGGTTTTATGAAATTCTGGGAACTTTGTGTAGAAAACGTCGAGCCAGGAATTGATGATTTGAAGTCGGAGAATGTGCGATTAGCCGCCGCGGCGGCTGCTGATATTGATGATAGATATATGTCTAATTTGTTGAAGGATATTGTTAAAAAAGACAAAAAGTTTACTACTATATATACAGGTAAAAGTGTAACGGGTATTGATTCGGATAAAAAAGATTTAAAAAGAAAATTATCAGCTGAAGAAGAGCAAGTGTTGAAAGAGACCGAGGATTATTTTAAGCATGCGGATCCTTGGTCAATAGATGGGGTGAAAATTTTATTGACAAATTTTATGGGTTATTCTCAGCAGGAAGTTGGACGTATATTAGACGGCGATGGGGATTGCAATTGTGATAAAGTTTTATCAGACGGTGAGTTACAGGAAATTCAAAAAATACTCGAAGGGACGGCAAAACTGTGAAACTAATTAATTTATTCAAAAAATCAAAAAGTGGCATTATTGGTGATGCAATTGTGAAAAATAGCATTGAACCTTTGAAGCGCATAAAAAGGCGTATAAAACCTGTTACAAAAAAACTTTATATTGCTTTAAAACGGTATATTCAACCTAGGAATTATGATCTTGTTTCACCTGATTATGATTTTGATATAATTCAACAGGCTTTTAATGTTGACAGCATACTTAGAAGGGCCAGAAATAGATATTGTGAGTTGATATGGGAAAACGGATATGAAATAGTTGGAAAAAATCCGAAAACAGTTCATTATATTAAAAAAAGGTTAAAACAAATTGCAATGGTGACAGAAACACCAACTGAGGTTTTGTTGTCTGAAATCTCGGAACAGCTTGTTCTTTTTTACAATGCCATTGTTGTTAAAGTGAGATCCGAAGCATCATCTGGCGGCCGCCGCAGGACAACATTTTATGGCAAAAAACTTTTACCGGTTGGCGGTTATTTTGTGATGGAGACTCCGGCAATCAAAGCTGTTACTAGTTCAGAAACTGGTGTTTTATTGGGATACAACCAGGAGCTGTTATATGATAGGCCTAAGTTTTATAAAAAAGATGATGTTATACACATAACGCTTGATCGGCAGCCTGAAAAATTATTTGGAACACCCGCTGTCGTCGCTGTTCTTGATGATATTCGGGCACTTAGGCGGATGGAGGAGAATGTTGAGATTTTAGTTTTTCAACACGCGATACCTCTTATTCATTATAGTGTTGGTACTGAGGAGATTCCCGCTGAACCCGATGAGATTACAGATGCCGAGGTTTCTGTCGCTAATATGGCTGCTAACGGTATGCTTGTCACACCTGAGCGGCATAAACTTGTTGCTGTTGGTGAAGGCAAATCAGCCTTGCGTGTCGATCTCTATCTTGAATATTTTAAAAGTAGAATTTATTTAGGTTTGGGTCAATCAGCTATTTCACTTGGTGAGGCCGGGTCTTCTCGTGGGGCTGCTATTGCATTGAATAAGGCTGTACTTGGCGCTGCTAAAAGATTTCAAAAAAGAATTCGTGTATATGTTAATGAATTTATTATAAATGAATTGTTGGAAGAGGGTGGTTTTGATTCATTTAATGATGCTAATAAAGTTGAGTTATATATTCCTGAGATTGATGTTGATGATAAAATAAGAAAAGAATTTCATACGCTTGCGATGTTTGAGGGAAATATGATAACTGAAGATGAGGCAAGAGAAGAGATTGGGAGGGAGCCATTTACCGATAAAGATCGTGAGAAAACATATTGGAGACTTGTCACACTTCCGCGAACTATTTTGCAATCCGTTGATGAGCCGGGTTTGCAGGGTCCATTAGCTAAGAAACTTTTTGGTGTTTCGCCGAAAAAAATTTCGCAAACAGAGGAGCCAAAAAATCAATATGGTACGAAAAAGAAAGCAGGGCCACCGGCGAATGATAGAGAACAGTTGATGATTCGTGATTCTATTAATATAGTTCAAGATAATGGGGCGGTTGTTAGTGAGATAAAAAAGAAATATCACGCATTGTTATTAGATCAGTATGATTCAATTTTAAGTGATATGATTGATTCATATGAACATGATAATAAATATGATTATAAGAGTTCATTGCGCGCCTCACGGGAAACTGTTATTGATAAATCGAGTGGAATTGTTGTTAATTTATTGTCTTTGTTATCTGGTAATAATTTAACAGATAAGTTAACAGATGATAAGTTAAAATTTTATCACAATATTAATATTAGGAATATTAATGATTTTTTTGATGATATACAGTTAAGGTTATCGAGGTTTAAAACAATTAGTGATGCTGTTTCAATATTTGAAAGTCAAAGATATCGTATAAATATTTTGTTGGATTGGTATCTTGATGTTGTGCGTAAAAATATAGAGAAATGTTGAAAATATGTTAAATGATACTACTATATTAATAGGATATGGTAGGGTTTTGCAATATGAGGAAATATTATAATGAATAGAATGTATTTGAAAGACGAAATAGTTGTTAGGTCACCTGCTAAATTCACTGATAGTTTAAAAAAAGATAGAATAAACATTTCTGATTCTGAAAATAAGAAATTTCTGGAAGTTACAGTTGATGCGACACATTGCGGCTATTTTAATCATAATTTATATTTTTATTCACACGATGGAATGGCCAAAGCCGTGAGCAGCTGGCTGCATCCATATAATAAACCGGTTTTATCTCATCATGTTGAGGATAAAACAGCAATCGGCCGTGTTGTTCAGGCCGCGTTTATACCATTAATGAGATCACATTTTCCGAACGATGCCGGGAAAGATGAAAAAAATGTAGAAGTTTTACGCGGGGCGCCCAGTGGTAAAATTCGTTTGAAGATTTTGGTCACTGATAAGAGTGCTATCGATGATGTTTTAAATCAAAGATTTTTTACTGTTTCCACCGGAGGTTCACCTGTTGATGCGCCGCTTTGTTCGGTGTGTAAAAAACCAATTGGTTATAGTAGTTTTGGGGCATCGTTGAGTTGTGATCATCAGATTGGTAAAGTATATGATGGTAAGTTATGTGGTATGATAATTAGTGAGATGGATTATAAAGAAGTTTCTTTTATTAATTGTCCTGCTGATTATAGTAATGATCATGTTGCATCTGTTGTTTCTATGCAGTTTGTTGATGATAGTGTGGCCGGTTCCATTGAGTTGGATAATGTGGGTGATAATGTTAATGTGGAGAGTAAGATAAAAGATAATATAATTGATAAGGAGGGAGTTGATATGGAAGTTAAAACAAAACCTGTTCCTAAATCTGTTTCTGAGCCTATTTCTGACGAGGATTTTGAAAAGTTAATAGTTGATGCTTTGAAAGAATTGGACGAATGTGAGACATGCGGGGATGAAGTTGATGATGTTTGGAAGAACGAGGATGAGAAAAAAGAAGCAGAAGAGCTTGCTAAAGATTATGAGTCATTTGTTTCTTTATCCATCGGGTATGGTCCGGAAGATAAAGATTATGATGATACAGTTGAGGATAAAAAACTTCCTCCGGTAGGATCAAAAGCGAGAAAGAAAATGAAAACAACTTTTTGCGGCCCAGGAAAAACATTTCCGGTGCCTGATTGCAAACATTGTGCGGTTGCGTTAGCTATGTTGAAATGGCCGAAAGTTGTTGAAAAATATAGTTCGGGTGTTCGTGCTAAAATAGCGGCATGTGTTCGCAGGAGAGCGAAAACGCTTAATTGCCCGATGTCCAAAAAGAAAGATGAAGTTGAGAATAGTGCACATGTAAATGAGCCTGTAAATACACCCGTAAATACACCTGATGCGATCGATGATGTGAAGGCTCTTAAGGATAAGATAGCCGTATTGGAGAAGAAAATCGCTGAAGATGCTGTTATGACTGATGGATCTAAAAATGAGCTTGAAAAAGCAAACACGAAAATAAATGAGCTTATGAAAGATCTTCGTGCAAAACAGGCTGAGAAGATCATTGATTTGTCGATCATGTTAAAACGTTCAAATGTTAATGATATACTTGACGCTGATAGTACGGAAGCGCGAGATGCAAAGTATTCAGAAAAAGTTAATGAATTAGCAACACGGTCATCGGAGTCATTAATTGATTCAATCAATGATTTAAAAAAGGATTTGAATTTATCTGGTGTATCAGAGCTGATTGAAAATCCTGTTGTTGATAATTTTGAAAAAATCGTTAAAGATAAAGAGAAAAAACAAGAAGATAGAAAAAGTTGGATAAAACGAGTTGTTTTAGGTGAATAAAACGTTTAAAAGGAGGAAATAATGGAAAAGTTAAATTTTAATGATGTGGTTCGTAGAGTTCCTTTAAAACCGCTTACTGATTTAGGAGATAGACTGGTTAACGTCAGAACACTTGATGTTCAAAACGCTGTTACAGCTGGGTTACCTGTTTATCCTTATAAGTATTTGCCGGTTGCTTGGAATGATGCAAGAGGTGTTGAATCGAGGAATCCTGATCCGGATGCTGTCGTGTTAACAAAAGGGACCATTGTGTCTCTTATAACAAATCAGACAACAATTGATTATGGTATTCCTACGCCGACGGCGAGTGGTACCGTTCCTGTGTATAATGATCAGACAACAGTCGCTAAAGATCTTATTTATGTCCCTGTTGATGAAAACCCATGGGGATATCAGGAGTCTGTCACAGCATTATTGATTCCGGCCAATGGTGGCGCGCAGTCAACAACGCCGTATAGTGTTCTTGATGATAATAACGCGGGGTGGACAAGCTCAGCGAGTTCCAGTTTGGTTCTTGCCGCTAATATACCTGTTGGTGTTGTTTATCAGGATGTGTATCAGGATATAAGGGGTCAATATCTTAATTATCAGAAGCATGATATTTATGGTGTGGCGTGTAAGGGTTTTGTTACAATTCCTTATGTTGATACTAATAAAGTAGCCGATTTTGGTAGTGACGCTGATGTTGTTCCTGCTACGGTTGGAAAAGCGTATCCTACTGTTTGGAGAAAGAACGCTTTCTTTTATTTTGATGGAAGTGCTGAAGGAGCCCGTCCGGGTACATTGCTGCAGTCTGATTTGTATGGTCGGTTTAAAACACAGAGTAACGCTGTGACAGGTGCTAGAACGGCGCAGACAGTTGGTGTGGTTAAATCTTGTGATAGTAGGTTCCCGAAAGATTTAAGTTCCACGATTCAGGCATATGAAGGTATGATGATTCCTAGTAATCAGACAGCCGGTCTTCCTACCGAATTGTATATATTCGCGAGGGATGTTCTTGTCGCATCTGGTGCTGCTGCTGCTAAGAGTAATATTTTATCAGCTGTGCGGTCTGGTGCAATAGGGTATGTTAGAATTCAATTACAGATGTAATTGATGAGAGTATAAATATATAAATAGGAGGTAACAATGAAATTAACAGATACGCAGAAGTTAGGTCGTGTCTACGATGTTTTTACCAACAATGGTAGATTCGCCGATGACGTCGATGCAAGATTAACAATTAACGATCTTGTTACAACCGAGGATTTAGCCCCGTTTGTTCCTAAGGTTGTTAAGAGGATAATTATAGAAGCAGTAGAGCCCAATTTGCTGATCACACCAAATCTTTTTACACGTCTAGATCTCCCAGAAGGTCAGATGGTTGAGATAGGTGCGGTTGGATCAATTGTGGCTGGTAAGATCCCTCAGGGGGATGTATATCCGCAAACCACAATTGCCACTGATACTGTTGGGTCAACAGTTGCAATAACAGTGTCGAAATATGGGTGTGCGATTAATATTTCCAAAGAGGCTATAAATGATAATCAGTTTGATGTTATCACACTGTGGCTTCGTGCTGCTGGTGCTGCTCTTGCAAGGTTGAAAGAGAGTTTGAGTGTTAGACTTATCGATCAAATGGGTATAACCGTTTATGATAATGCTGATCCTGCGAACAGTGAAAATGGTGTACTTACTGGCAGAAATATAGCTGGTGCTCAGAATGGCACAGCAACGATTAATGATATTTTTGACATGTGGGCATATCTTGCTCTTCGTGGATTTGTGCCGGATACTTTACTTATGTCACCGTTGGCATGGAAAGTGTTTGCGGTCGATCCTCAGCTTCGGGAGATAGTGATGAAGGGAGCCGTGTTAGCCACCAGGAGAATGCCTCTTGGGTCTGGTAACAAAGGCTGGCCTGAAATTTTTAGTCCAAAGGGTTTAGGTCTTAAATATTCAGGAACAGGTAAGGAAACCGATCTGAGTGGATTGGATCCTTATTTGCAGACTTTTACGCCGGTTGGTTCTACGTGGAATATTCCGCCTAGTTATTTACCGACTCCGATGAAAGTTCTTGTGAGTCATTTGGTGCCGTTTGTCCCGGGATCGGGAAACACGAAACCTTTAACAAATATTATAATGGCTGATAGTCAAAGATGTGGTATTCTTGTTCAAAGACAAAATCCTGAAACAGATGAGGATGATATTTTTGAGAGAGATGTCCGTCAGGTGCACGTCAGTGAGAGATATGGTGAAAACGTGTTCGATCAGGGTAAAGGTATAGCTGTTTGTAGAAATGCGGTTGTTGATAGAAACTACATATTCGATAACGTGAACCAGGTTCAGTTAGCAGCGTTGGACACGCAGAAGAATTTAGGCCTGTAAGTTTCCGTTAATAAATAAACGGAATTGATGTTTGGTCGGAGAGGGAAACCTCTCCGACCTTATCCTGAGGAGGGTTATTGCGTATGGATCAGATGGATCAAGAAAAGTCTTTAGTTGGTTGTCAAGTTGTGTTAAATCCGAAAATGAGTGGAATGTATATAGATCCCTCAAATGATTTTACTTTAAGTTTTTTTGATAAGGGCCAAGATCGGATTACTGTGACAGATAAAATGGATGCTACTTTTATTCGGAAGAATATAAATGCTGGTATTTTGTTTGTTTATCAGAAAAATAAAGATGTTTCATTGAAATATGGTGGTGTAGCAAATAAAGATGTGTCTCGTCAACCAATAGTGAAAGCGCCGAAGAAAATTGACCAGCAGGATGATCGTTATATAAAAGTAATAAACAGAAACATAGAAGATTTAATAATCCAGGATATTCGCACGATTAAAGATTTGCCGACATTAGAAAGAATTATGGAATTGGAACGAGGTGGCAATAACCCCAGTTCGCAATCTCGTGGTGGCATTATTGACGCAATAACTGATCAGATTCACACTCTTCCTGTTACACAGCGTGTTGGTGTAGCAAAAAAGGATGAAAAGGATGATGAAGAAGTTATTGTTAAATAATTTAGGAGTTTTAAAAAAGTGAGATGGCAAAGATACTGGAATCATTTCCCAATAATTTTGCGACCGGAGTTGTTTTAAATGTTTTTCTCAGTTTTAAATTTGATGAGGCACTCGATAGATCAACAATAACAGATTCATCTGTTATTTTAGTTCAAACAGATACAGAAGAAATAGTCAGTGGAGTTCCGGACTACGTTGTTGGGACAAAAACTCTTACTTTTCAGCTCTATGCTTATTTAGAGAAAAATACTAAATATAGCATAATACTTGTCGGTGGTGATAGTGGAATTAAAACACTGTTAGGCGAAAATTGGGACGATAATAGTTTTGTATCGTATTTTACAACTGGTGAAACTGTTGATAAAACAATACCACTAGCGCAGGTTGGAGATGCCGCCACTGATGGCCCGTATTTTACAGGCGAGGATGGCATTTATGCTGAAACATTTGGCCGCACCGGTGAGCCGGTCTCACACATTGTCACAACTGCAGCTGAAGTTGGTATTGACGGGACGATCACGCCGATACCGCAGGGTCCTGATCAATATATTTTTCCACCTGATGCACCGATAGTTTTTGAAGTTGCGTCAACGAGTCCGATAAATGGTGAGACAAATGTTATAACAAGTGAAATAAAAGTCGTATTTAATTTGGAGCCCGACCCTGATTCACTGGTTAATAGAGTTTTAATAACAGGTGAAGATTTGCTTGGTTTTCCTGTTGACTCTGAGACATATATTAATAGTGTTAGTGAAAAAACTTTGACAATTGCACCGTCCGGCGTATTGGCCGATGAGTATGCCCCATCGAGTATATATAATGTTGTTTTGAAGAGTGGAATAACTGATATATCAGCAAGCGGTGTTCTCAGTTCTGATTATTTATTCACATTTAAAACAGCTATAAGTCCTTATTATAGTACTGTTAAATTAATTAGATCTAATTTAGGGGATTTGATACGAAAAGTTAAGGATTCTGAAATAGAAATGTTAATATATGAAAATTCGTCTTATATATTGAGTGTGGCAACAACCGCATGGGAGGATGACGCGGTTCCCCAGGCGGCGCGTGATTATGTTGAATGTAAAACTAAATTAGATTTGATTCATAGAGTTTATTTTGCAGGTGGTCCGGTGACTTCTAAGACACTGGATGATTTTACAGTTAGTTATGGTCGGGGTTTTGTTGATATTGTTAAAAAAAGGATAGAAGGTTTAAATATATGTGTTACCAAAAATTTAAATATTATAACAACCGGTCAATCTTTTGTTAGTTCTGTTGGTACTGTAAAGGCTGATTACGATGAGCGTCGGCCAACATGGGAAAGATTAGAAGATGAGTATTTTAGTAAAGATAATAGTGTCGATGTGTTATGAGGAGTAATTTGTGGACATAAGAAGCGAATTTTCATCGATAATGTCGGACTTTGAGGGAATAGCCAGGTGGCTTCTTTTGCGGAAGTTTACTGACGAGAAAAGTCCCTATTGGAATGACATAACAAAGGAGGCCATTGGCGGTCCAAAATATGAATATAATGATTTTTTGATTGAGGGTTATTCCATTCCTGCTGTTTCCGGTACCGTTAGCAAGCGCGAGGGTGTTGTTGTTACAAGTCCAGGTGATTTGGATATCACATCTGAGATTTTTTATCTAAAACATAATGTCCCTGTTGTTGTTGATGATGAGATATATGATTTGGATTGGGAGCACACCGAAAGGCCGACAATTGTTTATGATAAAAGTGATGAGAATTTAGCAGATGGTAAGGTTTGTCCTAAAAGAAAATATAGTGTTAAGCGTGTTGATCCTAAACGAGGTGATTTAGGGAGAATTGAATTTAAAAAAGTGTTTACTGTGAGGGATATGATAACATGATTGAATCCGGTGAAGTTTTAACAGCCGATAAATATGCTGATAAATTGAGTGGCATGTATCCGGTGCCGCAAAAAGCTTTTGGCAATTTAACAATGCAGCAATTTTTTGCGTTGTTGTATCATGTTCTTGATATCGAAAAACCAGGTCTTGTTATAGCCCCGGCATTTCCAAGATATTTAATGAAGGGGACGCAGGAACATAAAGCGACCATGGATAATCCGACTGAAAAATTTGTTGATACGATAACATATAAGATAACGAGAGAAGAACCTGGATCGATTGGCGGAAGTAAACAGCCGTTTGGAACCACGAGGGAAGTTGCGCCGCGTTTACGTCAAATTAAAAACCCTGAAACAAAAGATGAAAAGGATACACAAATATATGGCCAATGGTTTGATACTCTGGTTCAGTTTGATATATGGACATTAACAAACTGGCAGGCCGATATTTCAGCATTATGGTTTAAGCGATTTATGACATCTCATAGGGATTTTTTTAAATACATGGGGCTCTCTGAAATTTTGTTTTGGTGGCGCGGTGTTGACGACACATCAACCCAATTAGATAATGGTCTTAATGTTAGAACGCTCGCTTACTATGTGAGAACAGAGGAATTATC